GCCCGTAGTAATTGAAAGACCAGAACCTATTTGACCAACACCTAAAGCAGATGTTGTTGCTTTGGCATTGGCTAAATCAGAACTGCTTAAATAAGCTACTGAAGTAATGAGGCCTTCAGAATTATATGTAATCCCATTTTTTGTAGATGCTCCACCTGAAACAGCATTATTAATTCCTAAATTTCCACTTCCACTTACATTGATACTTCTATCTAAATTACTTGGATTTATTGCCGCTGGTAAAAGAGATCCAGTTGCAACTTTTGTTCCACTAACTCCTGAGATCTTGTCGTTAGTAACAGCAGAATTTAAAATGCGATCTGTCGTAATAGCATTATTTCCAATTCGATTATCTGGAATTGTTCCAGTAGTTAAAAGGGATGCACTATGGTTGGGAATATCTGATCCTGTAATACTTCCAGCACTTGTAATAATTCCACGGGTTGAAATTGTGACTTTTGTGTAATCACCAGCAGTCAATCCAGATTGAGTTTCAATAGATATATTTCCACTTGCGTCTACATCAAGACCTGAACTACTGGGAACAATTACTCCACCTTTAACGCTTGTTGTAGCAGTAGGAATTGAAGTCGAAGAATTACTAGTGCTTCCTCCAGTAACCTGCCCTTTGGCATTTACAGAAACAGAATAATATGTCCCAGGAGTTAATCCAGAAACATCTGCAATTGATATTGCACTGTTACTATCAACAGCTAACGCTCCAGCAGTAGGAACAGAAACAGCTCCTAATACAGTAGAAGTTGCTCCAGCTTGGCTTAAATCAGAAGCTACTAAATCACCAACAGATGTAATTAATCCTTCTGTTGAATATGTAATTCCATTTTTTGTACCAGCTCCACCGCTAACAGTATTGGTAATTCCTAATTTTGAACTAACAACACTTAAACCTCTATCAAATTTTGAACTATCAAGCTTGTCTACAGTTACCGTTCCATCTCTTAATTTTGTTCCTCCATCAATTCCAGTAGTCGCTGAACTAGACGTTTCTATTTTGTCATTAGTAACAGCAGAAGCCTGAATAGCAATGCTTGGAACTTGGTTCGTTGTTAATGTTCCAACCTTGATAGCAGGAATGTCACCATCATCAATAACAGAAACACCTCCAGCAATTAAGGCTTTAACAGTCAATTGCTTGGTTTCACTTGCACTAACGTCAGCCAAAACAGCAGCATCAGTTGCCGCCACTGAACTTTCAGTTAAGACTGGTAAACCTGTTATCTCTAAATCTGGCATAACCTCAAACTAAAAACCTTAGATATATATTATCCCTAAGGAAGCAGATTTGCTTAATCGGTTTTATTGTTGTTCTAAAAGTATTGGGCTGTTGTTTTCTTGCAAAATCTTATAACTATTTTCTTGAAGAAGATAACTTGGAGTTGCTCCAGTATTTAATCTGATTTCTCCATTGGTTACAAAATCAATTCTTGATGTGATTTGCTCGGTAGCAGGGACACTTACAACAACACTGGTAACAATACAATCTGCCTCATACCAAACACTTTTAGATGTGTTTGTATTGTCTTTATAAATAAAAAATCTTGATTTAAAATCTGCACCCTGAGTAAGTCTTACAACTAACTGAGCAAGATAAAAAGGAAATTCTCCATCATCGCCGCATTCTTGATTCACTTTAGATTGATTATGTTCCCATAAACATTCAATAGTTCCTTGACCTGAAATTAAACCAGCTTCATATTGCCTTTTATACTGATCTCCTAAATGGGTTAAATCAACTGAATCTCTAGCTGTTGTAATTTCAAAACTGGTTATATTTGCTAGATGCTTAAAAGTATCATTCCTTGTTTTTATAGTTATATCTTTTACTGCACTCGGAGCAGATAAAGCAATTGAATTAGTAACCCCTCCAGCTATTGATGCTTCAAAAGTGGAATATAATCTCAAACCTCCTAATGGATCAACACTTACAAACCAAGACCCATCTGGAAAATTATGACCAGCAACTAATTCTAAATTTGATCCATCAACAGTTGCAATATCAACATGATCTCCTGTAATTAATGCACCAGATGCACCCTTAACAGAAAATCTTTTTAATGCTGTGTTTACGTCACTAGGATCTAGCTGAGTTCCTAAAAATGAATTTAGGGAATCTCTTTTTAGTTCAACATCTCCATATTGTCCTAAATAAATCCCGTTCATTAATTAATCATTGTTGTATTTGTATAAGGTGCGCCGTTTGCCTCCCAAGTAAATTCAACATTACTAATTTCACCTGTTGAACTTCCCATTGTCACGTTAGTTATATAGACCTCGAATTGAATATCTCTAGCATTTGTATTTCCAGTTCCTTCTGAATATCTCAACTTTAAAACTACTTTGTCTGAAGCATCGTTAACACCATCACCAGCAGATGACCCTGTCTTCATTGAAGCAGTTAAAAGATCTTTAACATTAGATGTCCCTCCAGCCGCTGTTGTGTAATAAGCTGCCGAGCATGAGCCGTTGTAGCTTCTTAACCCATCTGTAATCAATCGGTCAGTATCGCCTAAACTTGTTGTTTCAATAACTGCCATAGTCATTGAATATGACCAGCTTTTTATTTGACCCGCCGCTGTTGTCGAAGTGCCTATAAAAAGCTCACCATCTTTTCCAGTGTAAAAATTAGCCACTTCCTCAGATCAAAAGTTAAAACTATTCTATATGAATATCATTCCTTAGGCAGAATCAGCAAAGCTAAGAATCTAAACAAGCAACAAAAGAACAACTCACATTACTCTTTCCAGGGAAAACACTTGTCACTGTTGGAGGGCTTGAATATCTCCATCTAAGCCCTAATCTTGTTTCTCCAGTTCCTGTATCACCAATTATTTCTTTAGTTAAAAAATTGCCTGAACCATCATCTTTAATTCCTAAAGCACCATTAGCAGTTGTAAACCTGACATAATCCCAAGTTGCATTTACATCATCATAATTATCAAGAATCAATCCAACCTGCCCATCTGTGATATTGGAAAAGGTCAAGCTCAAAGTGGCATTGACTCTTTTATTACCAAAACGAATATGTGTTTTAGTGCCATCCAAACTTTCAAAAGTAGAGCTTGGATAACGCCCAGGATTAAATGATCTTGATGATGGTCTAAGACCAGAAGGAAAATCTACGTGAGTTGCCATAGTTATTCAAAATCGAATAAAGGATTAGAAGAATCAGCCCATTTTTGTAATATAACTAACTTTCCATCACTGGTTAATTCAGAGTAAGAGCCAGTTAATTCAACTAAGCCATCATCACCAAAGCTAATACTTTCAACCTTGTAACACTGATCAGATTCACTGGTTTCTTTAATCGTAAATAATGACCCCCGATAAATTGCAGGTAATGGATTAGAGAAATTAACAGAAGTAGCAAGTTGAACTTCAGATTGAGTTGAATTCCACCAAAAGAAATCTTTATTACCACTAATTGAATCTTTACTTACTACACTTCCATCTTCAAGTATTGCTCCATTGTTAAACCTTTGAACATGCTGAGTTGTAGAAAAAACTCTTATATAATCCCCAGGTCTAACGCCGTTTATATAATGTCCAGCAGTTTTAAAAGATATTGTATGATCTAAATGTTTTTTTAAAGCTAAGATATAACATCCAAATGTTTTTGCAGCTTCAAAATTACAACAATGACCGCTTAAATCATATGTTTCAATTTGATCCTCTTGGTATTCAGTTCCATGAAGACTAATAAGAAGAGATTTTGTTTCTGCAAACCCGTTTTCTTGTTCTAATCGATATAAAATATTAGCTTTATGGGTTTTTCTATCTTCTGGAGGGAGAAAAGAAACATTTAATTCGCTCATATTTCCATCATTAAACATTGCTTTAATTTTTGGTTTTCCATCATGATCAATTTTAAAATCATCTTTAAAAGGAACCGCTGGATATAAACTAAATTTTCCTCCAATAATTGTGAAATCTAATAAACAATACATAGCCTGTTGATATATAAATTCTCTTAAATTAATACGGTCTGAAATCATACCGTCCCAAAAAAAACTATTAGCTTTGCAAAACTTGGCGGCAATAGTCATATTTGGTTTATCAACTGATTCAGGATTAATAACAGCTCCAGCTCCTATGGTTTTATCCGTTAATAATGCATAAGCAATTTCTGGGAATAAGCTTGTTGATCTTTTATCTCCACCTAATAAACTTTCAACCTTTACTCCTTTTTTAAAGTAAGCAGAAAACTGACTAAAGTTTGTCCATTCTTTTGAACTATTAATTCTTAAACCTGCATAAGCTAAATTTTCATAAGTAGCTGGATCACCTTCTGGGATAATATTAGTTGTTGAGTCTATTTCTGTTCTAACTATTTCATTACAGTAAGTTATCTGATGTTCAGGTCCATCTAAATGACTTGATTTATCTCCTTCATACTGCCAGAAATCAGCAGCAGCATCATATGGATTTAATTTACTAAGAATATCATCGCTATATACATCACCAGAAACTGAAACTCTTACTTGAAACTCAATATCTTCAGGTAAATTTGAATTATTTCTATGAATAAATACAGTTTGATTATTTTCATAACCACTTACTGAATTACTTATAACTGGATACCATTGAGCAAAATATTTTAAATCACTTCCAGAACCAACACTATAAATTGTAAGTCTTACTCTTAAGCCTGAGCCTGGATCTCCTGATCTTGTATCTACAGTTACTAACTGATTATTCATTGTTGGAGTTGCTGTTAGTGTTACTTGCTCAGTCTTTGTAACTCCATATAAATTTGCTGTTTGATTTGTAGCTGGAGTAAATTTTCCTCCTCTTCCATCTTGTGTAGTGTAATGAAATTCTATTGGCTCATTATCACCTGGGCCTCTCTCTTGATGCTGGCCCCATGCAGGGCCGTCTAATCCTTGAATATTGTCTGTTACATCTGCAGGGTTAATATATAAACTCCATCTTGTATGACCTTGAGCTGGATAATTATCGAATCTAGCAATTAAAGTATGATATGCCCCTGAACCTGCCACATATCCACCATAACCTGGGTAATAAAGTTTATTAGTAAATATTGGCTGAACCTGTCTAGCAAATGGCAGATTACTAATTGAATAATTATCATAATTTCCATATTGATTACTTGATAAACCTGTAACTTGATTAGCTGCCTGTTGAATTTTTATTTTACTTGGTTCTCCTAAATTCCATTCGCTATTACTTAGATTTTGCTTATTTAATAAATGAAAAGTATCACCTGCATATTTAACGCCAAAACCATCACATTCAAAACTTTTTATAGCATTAGATGTTCTTGCTCCACTTGAATTTAATATGATTGCATTTACTGGCTCATGCCTTTGTCTATCCTCAACAGCCATTACTTCTTTTACAACAGCAGCACCAGGCCAAGGGAAAAATCTATACTCATATTGATCAAAAGTAGGCTGATCAATTCTTATATAGTTATATTGAAATTCTGGAGTGTTTCCTTTAACACAAAATAAACCTGTATGAACAGAAGTATTTTGATTGGGTTTTAACCATTTCCATGTATTTTCTCCAATCTTTCTAACTTGTAATTTAAAAAAACTATATCTAGTAATATATTTACTTATGTTCCCAAGTTGTATTGAAGAATTATGATCATAAATTTTATATAGTTCATCTTCTGAAGGTTTACTGTTTACGTTTGCAAATTGTATTTGCTTAAATACTTTTGATTTAATTCCTATCTCAGTAATATGACATTTTCTATTATTTGAAATAGTTCCTAAAGTTGCTTTTTGTAGTGCATAACGATCATTAGCATTAAAAATATCTATATAATTTTGTTTGTAATAGTATCTTTCATCATTTGTTCCTGGCCTAACAGAAAAATATGGGCCTGAAGTATCCCATCTGGGGTTGCTTAAATGTGTTGCTAATTCTTTATTTGGTACGGCTTGATATCTTCCAGACTCAATAACTTTAAAAGAATAATCTCTAATTTCTGTTCCATCCCAAGGCTCCCCAGGCCACATATTAGGTTCTCTAATGTCATAGCAACTTATCAATGCAGTACCTGCCATATATTGCTCACCTAAAGAAAGATATGAATCAGTAGCCTCTCTTAC